TGAGTTCAAAGAGCCTATTTTAGTTAGAGGTAGTAGAACAGGAACATATAAACCTAGTCAATTTGATGATGCTTACAAACAGACGAAAGAAGCTAAAGAACTAGCAGAAAGCGCTCAAAATAAAGCGGAAAATGCACAAGCAAAAGCGATTGAAGTAGCTGAAAAGGCTGAGGAGGCCAAAAAAACCTCAGAGGCTACACGGGCACAAATGACACTGCTATCTAATTCATGGTCTGTTAAAACTCTGAATAGCGCTAGTGATGTGCTGGGGGCTATCAACCTTAACCCTGATGGTTCAGTTAAAATCAATGAGGGTCTAATCTCAATCGGTGAGAAAACTTACATTAAAGACGGTGTTATTAAAAATTCTATGATTGGTAACGCTCAAATTGGTACGGCACATATCGGAGAGATTGACGCTAGTCAGGCTAGAATTATCAATATTTCTTCTAAGAACATTGTCACAGACGGATTGACAGCAAATGTTATCAGAGGTGGTAATCTATCATCTTTGAATGGAACAACTAATTTTGATTTGCAGAGTGGATGGCTCAAGATGAACGGAGAAGGTGTAGGTATTTTTAATCAATTTGATAGCAGACCTATACAATATCTTGTATTTCATAAAGGTGCTATCAATGGCAAACTAGGTTCATATACTGCTCTAATGTCTAACTCACATGGTTGGGTAAACATGGATGATGGTTCTGCTGGTATTCAAATCTGGAATACAAACGACAACACCACAGCAATTAACTTGTACGGTGATGAAATAGCAATGATGTATAATGCTACTGACCAGAGAGGAATAATATTTGATAATGTCAAAAATGAAATTAAAAATGTTGAAACAATGAAAGTTGGAACAATAGGGGCAAGTCATGAAATATGGATAAAAGGCAAATCTCTAGCAAAAGTATTTGATTTAATTAATCAGAATTTTATTGGCATTGAAAACTGGTTTAAACGAAACAAACTCGGTTCTCCAGGACGATACGACGTAAGAATTTAGAAAGGTAAAATAATGAACACACAAGACAAAGTTATTAACAATTTAGGCGTTCAGATAGCTAATAAAAGTATCTCGGAGGCTTTCAGCCTTGCTGAACGTGATGAGGCGCTGGTTGAGTTGCAACAAGTTAGAGATGAGCGTGATAAGGCTCTAGCTGACTTGGAAAATATCAAGTTAGGTTTTGAGGAAATGAATAAGATTTTACAATCTGATGAGCGCCTTAAAAACCTTTATGAGGAAGTAAAAACCAAACAAATTGAGGAGGGATAATATATATGGAATTTAAAGTAATTAGCAAATATTTGCAAGATAGTAATAGAACTTTTGTGGCAATCCGTAAAGAGACACCCTACACAGCTTTTGACCGTGTCCTAATCGGTAACCGTGTGAACGAGTCAGATGAGGTGCTAATTGAGGCAGTGCTTGGCCAGGTAGCCACAGAGTTTAACCCTGCTGATGGTGTCAAAAAGTTGCAAGAAGACTTAAAAAACCAAGAGAAAAGCTATGACCAGAAATTAGCTGAAAAAGACAATGAGATTAACGCTGTCAAAGCCATTGCTAATTGGGCTGTACTTGCAAGAGTGACAGATGTGGACAATCCACTAGACCCTACAGTATTCAAGCGTGGTCTTGAATTGGTTGACCTTGCCCAGGTCGGTAAAGCCTACCAATCTCATGACATTTTTACGATTGAAAACCCAGAGCACAGTGAGCAATTTCAAGAGGGCAAGCGTGTCATGGTGCAAGTGAATGAGTCATTTACTTACCAAGGTCAGACATTGCAAGAACTAGCAGACCTTGAGAGAAATGGAAAGCTAGGTATTTGGAAATGGGAGCCACCAAAAGAAAACACTCCAACAACAAGCACAGAGCTGAATACTGAGGCAGTGCCACAATAATAAAGGAGGGGCAAGCGTGACTATATCAGATTTAATAGCACATCTAGCCCCTACTGTTGGTGTTATTGCTACTGGATGGTTTGGACTTACAGCAAGTAAGTCAGCTAACTTGAATAAGCAGCAATTTAACGAGCTCAAGAACGAGTTAGGCACTATTCAAAATGCAGTAGAGACTGTGCAGGATTTAGGCCATTCAAACGGTGAAATACTTGCAGATGTCAATAAGAAATTGCTGGTACATGATGAGGCTCATCTAGTCACTATGTATTTAAGACTAGAAAGAGACATGACCACAGCTATTAACCGTGGATATACTACAGTACATGAGTCTGATGTCATCCACAAAATGCACAAGAGTTACAAGAATTTAGGTGGTAACGGCTATATAGATAGTCTCTACCAAAAATACAACATTTTAGAAGTGAGGAATTAAAATATGAAAATTAACTGGCTAGTACGTTTTAAAAATAGAGCTTTTGTCATCCGTTTGTTACTTGCTATCATCCTACCTATTTTGACCTATTTTGGGTTAAAATTTGAG